TTCACCAAGAAGGCCACCGATCAGTTAGGCGCTGATCAGCTACAAACTATGATGGACGAAGCTGAGAAAGCCTATGATGGTGGTTTAATGAAGAAAGCATTTGGCGGTATGGTCGACGATGAACCCACAGATAAAAGAAGTGGTATGTATTCAGAAACCGGAGAGGAAGAAGAAATTAAAAAACAAATGATTTCTGCTAATCAAATGCCAAGTGTAAGATAACGATAAGGCTACCTCAAAACTTTTGAGCCCCTTATCACAATAAAAATCCAGAGGCCACCTTGGAGTATCGAGACCCTGTATTGTAAACGCGAACAGTACAGCCACCTTGAAAGACTGACAAGCCCCTAAAGGAGAGTGATAGAATGTTAGATGTTAATGACGATGTAAATGAACCACAAGCCAATCCGTACAACTCTAAAAAGTCTTGGCACACGCCAGACGCACCAAGTAAGGGAAGTGCAGATGGAATGTACTATGAAGAAGAATCTCAACCAAAGGCCACCCGTAGCCCGGCACCTAAAGAAGAGGCTTCTGGAAAAGGAAGTTCTAATTATAAAAAGAGATACGATGATTTAAAGAAGCACTATGATCACCGTATTGCCGAATTTAAGCAGCGAGAACTCGAACTCAAAGCAGCTGGTCAGGAACAACAAGCTCCGTACACGCCGCCAAAAAGCGAAGAGGATCTTCAAACTTTTAGGACTCAATACCCAGATCTGTATGATACTGTAGAAACTGTTGCGCATTTAAAAAGCGCTGAGCAACTTGAAGCTCTCAAAGCTAAGATGTCTATCATCGAAGAAAGAGAAGCTGCAATCGGGCGAAAAGAAGCAGAAGCTACATTGCGTTCACGACATCCTGATTTTGAGGACATTCGTGGAGACGAAAAGTTTCATGCATGGGCTAAAGAACAACCTGAACAAATTCAGGATTGGATCTATAACAACCCTAATAATGTTCCACTGGCAATCAAAGCTATTGATCTTTATAAGATGGAAAATGGTTTAACTGCAAAAGCTAAACAAAAGACAGGAAAATCACAATCTACCCGATCAGCGGCTGACATGGTATCTACTAAAACAACAAATGTAGATACTAAAGAACCAAAGATTTGGTCACAACGGGAAATTGCTAAACTGTCTATGGTTCAGTTCGATAAATTTGAAAGTGAAATTGATCAGGCCATAATGGAAGGCAGAGTAGTACCTTAATTAATTGTCTTTTTTGGAGTAACATAACATGGCTTATAACGTAAGTGACGCAACATTTGAACAAGCAACAACCACCGCTGGTAACTTCGCTAGTGACGGCGCAGGTCAAACTAACCAGTTTTTCTTGCCCTCAATCTTTTCTAAGAAGGTTCTTAACTTCTTCCGAAAGTCTTCTGTAGCTGAAGCTATTACCAACACTGACTATGCCGGTGAAATTTCTGCCTATGGCGATTCTGTAAAGATCATCAAAGAGCCAGAAATCACTGTCTATCAGTATGAGCGCGGCGCGGATGTAGCTCAAACTAAACTGACTGACGTAGAAACTACTTTGATTGTAGATGTGGCTAACGCATTTAAATTCAAAGTTGACGATATTGAAACTGCAATGTCTCACGTAAACTTTAAAGAAGTTGCCTCCTCATCTGCTGCTTACGCTCTGCGTGATGCTTTCGATGCTGGTGTAATTGCTAAGATGTTTGCTGGTGTATCTGCTGCTGCCCCTAACCACGTTTTGGGTACTGACAGTGGCACTAACCTTGGTGCTGGTGTATTTGATGGCGCAGGCGCTATTGATATTACTGGTGCTAACGATCCTTTGGATGTCATGGCTCACATGGCCCGTCTTCTTGACGAGCAGAACATCCCAGAAGAAGGTCGTTGGTTCTTAGCTCCACCTAGCTTCTACGAGCAACTCTCTCAGTCTAGCTCTAAGTTGATGTCTGTAGACTTCAATGCTGGTCAAGGTTCTATCCGTAACGGTCTGGTATCTTCAGGCAAGCTGCGTGGCTTTGACATGTACAAGTCTAACAACATCCCCGGCACTACTGCTGCTGGTCAGATCCTCGCGGGTCACATTAGCTCTACTGCAACTGCACAAACTATCACCAGCACTGAAGTCCTTCGTGACCAAGATAGCTTTGGTGACATTTGTCGCGGCTTGCACGTATACGGTGCTAAAGTATTGCGTCCTGATGCACTCGTATCAGCGTTCTACGAAATTGACTAAGCACTAGTCAAGAAAACGAGGGGTGTAAAAGCCCCTCTGTTTTTTAAAGGGAGAATAAAGGATGCCTCAGATAGGAAGCGATACAAACAGAATTAAATTAAGAAACAATCAAAACAATAGAATATTTGGTGACACCGGAAGTTTTTACAAGCCAGAGAATAAAAAGAAGTTTGATGATAATTGGGATGCTATCTTTAAAAAGAAAGAAACAACAACTTCAAAAACTACACAGGCTAAATAAACATGTCAACATCCTACTTAGATTTAACCAACGAGCTTTTACGCGAACTGAATGAAGTTTCTTTAACAGCTGGTTCCTTTGCAACTTCGGTAGGAGTTCAGCAACATGTAAAAGATTCTATCAATCGTGCATACTTCGATATTATAACTGAAGAGCCGCAATGGCCTTTTTTATCTGTTGCCGAAAGCGGTGATGTAGATCCAATGTACGGCAATACTTATGTTGAAACAGTAGCTGGCACACGCTTTTATGAGTTAAAGCCTGCAAGCAATAGTGTTACAACTGACTATGGATCTATTGACTGGGATAATTTTTATATTACAACAGTAGGTGTCGCAGGCGAAACAGCTCCTTTCATGGGAAGCAACTTGCGTTTTATGACTACCGAAGAATGGAAAGACTTTAGACGAGTCTCCGAAAATTTAGATGATGCTGATACTCAACAATACGGTCAGCCCAACAGAGTTATTAGAAGTCCTGACAGCCGCAAGTTTGGACTAAGCCCTATCCCTGATAAGGCATACCGCGTGTGGTTCTATGCGTGGGTTCTCCCTACAAAACTAACTGCATACTCAGACACTCTTGTGTTTCCTGAGATGTACAGTTCAGTTCTTTTAGCTAAAGCGCGATATTATATTTGGCAGTTCAAAGACAACCCACAATCTGCTGCATTTGCACTTGCTGATTATAAGAAAGGTTTACGCAGCATGCGTTCAAATCTTATTGAGCCTTCGCCAACTTACATTAAAGACGACAGAATGAGATTCGTATAATATGGCAGCTTCCCAACCTTTTGGTATCTCATGCAAAGGAGGTTTAAATACTAACCTTAATCAGCTTGAGATGCTTGCCCAGCCCGGATTAGCTACAAAGCTTGTAAACTTTGAAGTCGATCCTGATGGCGGGTATCGCCGTGTAAATGGCTACACAGCTTTTGGCAGCACAAAGCCAAATGGAAATAATAAAATTTTAGGCCTTGAAGTTTACGCAGATGGCCTTATAGTATGTTCAGGCGATGGTATTTTCTTTAGTGTAGATGGTGAAAGCTGGCTACAAATTAATAGAGCTTCAGTAGCTGTTAATGGAGATTCGTATTCAGAATTTATTGCAGAGCCTTTAGTAGCGCGGACAAATCAAAAACAATCTACTTTTGCACTGTATGAAGGCAATACTACTTATGGTCAGATTGTTATTTGTGACGGCGTAAACAAACCTTTTTACTTTCACATGGAAGGTACTGGAGGTTTAACTACTCGTACTTTTTTTGCAGAAGAAATTACAGTTAGTAATCAACACGCTCCTTCTACATGTGCTGTACATGATCACCACTTAGTAGTTGCTGGAGCTGATGCAGCTAAAGACACTATTTATTACAGTAAGAATTTTGCTCCTGAAGATTTTACAGGCGTAGGTTCAGGAGCTATTACATTAGCTGATCAAGTAATTGGACTTAAAAGCTTTCGAGACGACTTGATTATCTTTTGTCGCAATAGCTTGCATAAGCTTATAAATATTAATAATCCTGCTTCTATTGCTATTGTACCTATTACACAGAATGTAGGTTGTTTAAGTAATCATAGCATACAAGAAATTGGCGGCGACTTAGTATTTTTAAGTCCTGATGGTATTCGTTCTGTTGCTGGTACATCTCGTATTGGTGACGTTGAGCTAGGATCAGTAAGTAGACAGATACAATCTATTACTTCAAGCCTTGCTAAGTCAATTGATACGTACACAATATCAAGTTCAGTATTAAGAAGCAAGTCACAGTACAGATTATTTTATACTGTAGAAGGAGAGTCTTCAAAAGTCTCTAAAGGAATTATAGGAACACTCGCTGCTAATGGTTTTGAGTGGGCAGAAACAAAAGGCATACAAGCTACAAGCTTCATGTCAGGTTTTAGTTCTAATGGTGTCGAAAAAGAATATCACGGCGATGCCGCAGGTTATGTTTATAACCACGACAAAGGAAATAGTTTTTACGAAAACAACATACCTTTTAATATTGAAGCACAATACTCAACACCTAACTATGACTTTGGCGACATCGGAACTAGAAAGACTTTACATTACGCAAAGATTTCTATTACGCCTGAAGGCGAAGTACAACCAATACTTAGAGTGCGTTACGACTACGAAGATACTGCAATACCGCAGCCAGCTGATTATGTTTTAGATTCTGTTCCGCTCCCTGCAATCTTTGGAGTCTCAGTATTTGGAACAGCTATTTTCGGAGCAAGTAATGACCCAATGCTTCGACAAGCTATACAAGGCAGTGGACATTCTTGCAGCTTTAGAATTAGTAGTACAGACCAGAGCGCACCATACGCAATTAACGGCATATACATAAATTACGTCCCAGCAGGCAGGAGATAACCCAGATGGCAGGAACAAGTTATACACGACAAAGTAGCCTTACAGACGGCGACACTATTACAGCATCACTGTTTAATGATGAATACAACCAACTGGTAAATGCTTTTGCGTATAATGCGGCAGGTACAACCGGACACCAACATGATGGTGGATCTGGTGAAGGCGGCAACATTGAAATCATTGGCGACCAAGATTTTAAAAATAGAATTGTAGTTGATACCGTCAACAACCGTTGGAGCGTTTACGTAGAAGTAGGTGGCACAGCCGTTGAACAAGTACGTATTGAAGATGGCGTAGTATATCCAGTAACCGATAGTGACATAGACTTAGGCACAGACGCAGCACGTTTTAAAGCTGCATACATTGATAGCATTACAGCTACAACATCTTTAACGCTTGGAACTAGCATTACAGTTAGTTCTATTCTGGATGAAGATGATATGGTCAGCAATAGCGCAACAGCTCTTGCAACTCAACAGAGCATTAAAGCTTATGTAGATTCTCAAGTAACTGCACAAGAT